AAACTTTTGGAAAAGAAAGAAGAACCAACCGTTCTCGACGTTTAGATTCCAAATTGACCTTCAACGGTATTCAATAGGTATTCCTTGTTCTTCTCAGGATTATCCACTTTGAGAATAGTGTCACGGGTATCATAAACGTCCCCATAGACATCCAATTTGAATAATTCTTCCTTATCTCCTTCAACAACAATCTTTTCAATTTCGTAAGCGGTTGCCTTGGAATCGTTCTTATCGGAATCGAATGGTGTGTAGGTCTTGCGATCCCCAAAGATACGATAATGCTCTTCCCCAATCATTTCTTTCACCTTGTCAAACACCTTCTGACGCACATCTTTCAATTTGACGCGCCAGAACGAATCCTTGACGGCATAGCTGCCATTTGACTTAGTTACCCACTTTCCAGTCTTCTCCTCGTTGTAGCGATCCTGTGGCTTCTTATCGGCTATTGGAAGGGTATTGTCATGGATCACGGTCATTCCCATGGATGAACGGAACATTTGCTCCACCTGATCATTGGAATTTATAATATTTTTTTGGGAAAATTCCGGTGTTTTGTTGTAAACGTCCACGGGAACGTCCAGTGCCACAATATCATCGGTGTAGAGGGTTGTATTGTGTCGGGTGGATTGGTTGTTTCCCAAAACACCTAAAATATCGGGAATCGTTTTAAAATATTTTTTATCTTTTGACAATTCCAATGTTTGAGCAGCAAGAGGACCATTGAGAAGATGTCTTACATAGTAATCAATATCCCATGTCTCCAAATCCTTCCCCTCTTCATCCAGCTTATTGATGAATTTCTCCAACTGGTTCAGACCCAATTCATAAATCTTCTTGAACTCAATCATGAAGTCAATTTCCTCTTTGGTAAATTGATCCCCCAGATTTTGGATTTGTTCCAAATCTTCCTTAGAAAAGCACAAAGCTCTAAGAATATCTATATTAGTCCGCATGATTATTCAGCTTCTTTATCAATTTTTAAATTTGGACCACCATATGTCTTGCAACATGAAAATTCATTCGTGTAACCGTCTCCTAGAAAAATGTGTCTCAATTCGTGAACAAACCATCTACCAAGCAGCTTTTCATCGCTCTTCTGCTTGCCTTCTCCCACCTTGACAATATCAATGAATTTACCACCCCCTCTGTTAGCAGAACCAAGATTGGCGAAGATTGCTCTTAGATTATAAAATGTTAGAGTATTGATCATTTCAGCTTCCACCATCTTTTCCGAATCCTCCACGGGATAAGGAGAACGAAAATGTCGGAATTTCTGTTTCGTATTTTTGTTTTTAACTACAAATGGTTTGGGTTCTCCTCCAATCGCCTTGAAAGATTTGACAAATTTCTTCTCCCATTGCTTTTCAATGTCTTCCAGCTTCTTTATCCTTGTCTTATGAATACCTAGAATCGGATCATATCCATAAACCACGGTGTTGATGAAGAAATCATTATTAATTCCATACATGGGAGTTGAATAACCAATGTTCTTGATACCGTTGTTATATTCACTAACCTCTGCATCAGGAGGGGGGTTGTTATCATTGGATGTATCCCCCACATCGGCAAAATCAGACAGTGTGAATGCTTCCATTACGCTATCCTTATTTTTCTCAAATATCTTGGAAAGTAAACGAAGCTGATATTTACCCTTTTCCTCATTGAAATGAATGAAACCTTTCACATACATATCTCCATCTTTGGCATAATAATGTTTAAGTAAATAATTCATTAAATCCATATAGCGGAATGTTAGGGGAGGATGATATGTTAGGGTAAAATCACCACTCTCCCATTCCCCTCCATCCACCATGTCTTCCCCAAGCAGTTCCTTGAAAATATCCTTTAGAATATCCCCTGCTTTACCAGAGAATGATTTACCATAGGGTATGGTGTCCATGAATGGTAAAGAATCTTTATGCATCATGGAGAACTTCTTAATGTTCTCTGAACGGACTTCAGGATTTCCGAAATTCTCTTCAGAAAATAAAATAAAATCGTATTTCAATTTATCCTTTGGTTTGTCTTCGGGAAAGATTTCTATGGAAAATACATCCCTACCGTCTCCCCTAAGAAGATATTTGTCTTCCACCAGATCATAGGGGTTGGCAATTGCCACTGATCCATCTAGAAATGGATTGAAGAAATTGTCCGTGATCGTCAAACCACGCAATGCCGATTTAGTGAATTTGACTTCCTGCCCATCGGGATTCTTGAGCTTGAATTCACACTCGTAGATGACATCATTAATTTTATATTTTTCACCCATTAAAAATGCCTCCCCCCAAAGATTGTGTTTTGCGTAATATCAAGATAGAGTAAAGTTCTCAGTTCCGTTTTGAGAACCTTCAATTGCGTTCCTCCTTCCACCCAGAAGGGAACTCCTGTGAATTTATCTTTATTGAGAATATATATAATCCACCAAGAGCGAATGTCACCATAGACATTGAAGGATACCGTTGTCATGGGTTGACGAATCTGGACATTGTGGAACTCAATTACGCTGGAATCTAATTCTGGTATTTCAATCTTCTTGAGAATGTTATAATACGGGAATTCCTTCCCATTGATGGAATCGTAATAGACCTTGAATATCCTTTCATAGCTTTTGATATCCAAAGCTGATAAGGAGGGAATCTGGTTCTGGTAATGTCCGATTTGATCTATCATATATTATTCTCCTCCGACTTTTTTCATAAAGTTTGATACTTCGGTTGTAAGGGATGTGAATGTCATGTTAATTAAATATCCTTCTGGGATAATCTCTCCCCCATACATCTGCTTTGCTCCCAATAATTGCACGGAGAAACTACTACAATATGCCCATTTTATAAATCTAATACCCGGCAATTTAACTTCATAAATGCGTGGTGGTTCCATTATCATGGAATTTTTTCTCAGAGGTCGATTAATAATTGTCAAGTATTTAATGAGTTCAGCATTCTTAGCATTATCAGAATTTAGGGTGTTTGATAACGCAAATGAAACATCCAACCCACTATCATTTTGCGAATACTGATATAATTTGGGGGTTTCAATGTAAGAACCCGGATTTGAGCTATTTTCACCTTTCACATTTGCAACCACACCACTACCCACTTCTCTAGCAGCCCCAACAAATTGTGAAGCACCCATTAAAACCTGATCCACGCTGCCCAAAAAAGCTGATTGGAAGGTATCTCCGTATTCATTACTAAATTGCCTCACACTATCCCCCAAATATGGAAATCGAAAAGATTCCTCTGGTAATGTGTTATTATATAGATTATTATAAAAGGTGTCATGGTCTTCCACCGTAGCCTGTGTATAGTTAATAATTCGCCCCAATGATGCGCTCGCATTTATTTTAAATGGTGTGACTTTAACTCTAGGAGCGTTCGCCCTCAATACACTACCCCTTGGAATAGATGTCCAATCATAATTTTGGTATATATTTCTATCAATCTCAGCCACAATATTATTTAACCAAGCGCATAAGCAGATGAACCATAGTCCCCCCTATCACTGTTCATTGGTATGGTGAATGATTTTTGAATATTTGAAGATTTGTTATTGATTGTCGTATTTGTATTACTCCCCCCCATACTGGAATCCATTTTTTTCAGGATTTGTGCTGCAATGCCCTTGATATCACCCATGATCTTGATCTGCGTCATACCGATATTATGAAGGAATTCCAAGGATTGTTGATTACCAGATTGCACAACAGGCAATGCGTTTGGATTTGGTGTGTTGGATACTTCCGGTTTGGACGGTTTAACCGTTTTGATAGCATCTGATACCACAGCATTTTTATTTTTACTCCAATTGGATTTTTCATATTCCTCAACGGTTTTCCAACCCATCGCCTTGGCTCTTTTCTCCAATTCTTCGGGAGACACCCAATCGCCTTGTTTCCAGCCTGATTTTTCATATGCTTTATAATCGGGATGACCCATTTTGTTGGCTGCTGCCATTTTCTCCTGATCTGTTAGCTCCCTAGATTTCTGATTCTCCGCTGGTTTGGCGGGAGTTTCCTTATCAGAAGACCAAAGACTCTTGATCCATCCCACCACATTACCAACAAAATCATTCAAGAATTTACCGATCTTATCAATCGCCGGTTTAAATTGCTGAGATAAGGATGTGAAAAATTTACCGAATGATTCGGTTAATCCATTGAATTTATCAGCGATCCAATTTGCGCTTTTACCTATAGCTTCAGGCAAGGAATTCCAGAGTGTGGAAGCCTTTTCCTTAAACCATTCAAAACCATTGGAGAAGCTTTGAGACGCAGATTTCCAAGTCTTGCTGGAGAACTCTTTCATTTTATCATATCCATCTCCCATGCTCTTGGAAAAACCACTTACAGAATCTCCATCACCATCATCCAGAATACCAAACCATTCCAGAGGCTTTCTGAGAGCATATGGCAAATCTTTCAACTTCTTCTTGATCCATGCTTTCAGACCAGAGAACCATCCAGTCTTGGGAGATAAGGATTTATCGGATTCTTTCTTTTCTCCAAATCCTAACAGCATTTCAATGCCCGTGACAATCGGACCAAAACCACCAAATGATAACATGGATGCACCAAATTGATAAAGACCACCCATTATATCCCCACTTTTAAAAGCGTTCCAAGACATCTCCATTCTTTTGAATCCTCCAATGACGGGAATCCAGAGAGCATTCTTCCACATCCATTTACCAATTCCTTTAGCCATATCTCCCAATAAGTCCATTTTGGCTTTACCTTTATCTTTGGCTCCTGCCGTCTTAATATCAAGGAAAGCATTGAGAACGTCCAAACCGATGGATATGGTTGTTCCAAGTCCCGGTGCTACTAAATCAAGCAATCCAGCTAAACCACTCAAAACATCGATAACACCCCCCACCGTATCACCGCTACTGAAGCGAGAAATAGCAAAACCAATGGAAATGATGGTTCCAATCAGGGGAATTCTCTTGAGAACCAATGCCAATGGCTTTAAAAATTTTAGCATTTTAGCCATAATACCGCCACCCTTTGCCATACCACCAAGAGCTTTAAACGGCGCACCTATCATTCCTTTAAGAGATGATATAAATCCTCCAATACCTTTTTCAATTATTTTACCAATGAAATTTTTCGGGATGAGTCCTTTAATTGCCCCAATGCCCATTTTAAACATCGATTTAATAGCCACTTTCAACATGCTAAACAAAGCTTTAGCAGCTATTTTCAAAGCACCCTTAAATGGTCCATCAGTCATCAATCCAGCTATTAGAGCAGCAACCGTCCCAACCAATAATAAAAGAATCTTAGACCAAGATGATTTTTTATCAACCTTATCCCCCCCTTGTTGTATCTTCTCCCCTGTTTTACCTGTGACTTTCTGAATGGAAGTCTTGATCGCCTTATCGGGAGTCTTTTTCTTCTGATATTCAAAGAATGTCTTGGCGAACAGGGAAGCGATTTCCGTGGTTCGTGTTCGCTCATTACTATTGAGTCTAGGATTTACTTTTTTATTGGGATCGGATGGATTATTACCCTGCAATACGTTCTTATCTTCTATAGATTGCCCCTGCGGAACGCCAATGGTTTCATTGACCGTTTTCAGCAATCCAAGCAGTTCTTCTAATAAAGCGACATTCACTTTATTATTTAATCCAACAACACAACACAGCGCATCACATAACGCCCACCATCCGTGTGATTAATTTGGATATCCATCGTGGCGTATGTGTGCTAAGGGTTCGGCAGAAATTGATTATCATACAAATCAAAACGATAAACAAAGCGCATGACACCCACCCCAAAAGAACGAAAACATTTCATCATCATTGATGCCGTCGATCTTAGTCCTTTGGTTCATCGGATACTTTCACAGTATTCCGAGAACCCGGACAAGACGGGGCATTTGATAATGCGTCTCGAAGAGCCTCCAAAGATCGGATCGGGGGGCGTTTCTTTCGTGCCTTTTGTTTCAGAGGGGGAACCTTTCGATGGTTATTTACACATTTGCAATGCTCGTGTTCTTCTGCACGGGTGTAGTCCCAATAATACGCTTGGTTTCCATTATACGGAGGAGGCTCAATCATAATTTTACTTAATCACCAACCAATAGAATACAATACCATGGACAAAGAAAACAAAAACGAACAACCCCTTGTCACAATTGACAATTTAACACCAAACACCACAACAAACGAAATAATCAAAGTTGTAAAGAACTTGTCACCCGCTACTCTTATAGCGAGTGGGCTTGCCACTCTCTTTTTGTTGTTTTGCTTCGTAGATGATATTACTGTCCGTTGGTGGATCATGATTCCAATCGCTATTGCCGGATTTGTCTTATCTTACAAGCAGAAACAAAATTCGCAGGGAACCGAACTTCTTGTTTGTAAGGTGACATTTTGGGCATTTATTATAATGTTCTTGATACGTGATGCAATTATGGCGCATCAGATTGCCACTCTCATAGACGGCATATCAGAAATGAGAAGGGGATTGGAAGGTATGTTTGAATAGCAATACCCGTTACCTGATAATATAAATTTTACCGAAATTAAAACAATGACCAAAACAAAAGAAGAAATACTAGATATCATTCATGAAGAGTCATTCACCGAATGGTTTCTCACCACTCAAAGTCAGGTAGATTTCCAACAGAACAAGATCAACTTTGATAAGGTTTGTAAGATACTTGATGAGTTGGTAGCGGAAGGTGTTATACATCCTTACGAATCACACCGTTACAGTGGCGCGTTTACGTTTCTCAAGAACCCCGTCCTCATTAAAAAAAAAGAATAAATCATCATCCAATGATTCACTGATTGATACGATTTGTTCCTTACAATAGTTATACATATCCATGAATTTCCGTTTCTGTTCCCCCATTTCAAGAGAATTCGCCGTATTCTCAAGAGGTATGAGAAATCTCGTGGCTTCGTAAAACGCATGTATATCAGCTAACTTATTCATAACATTATTTAGTCACCAACCAATAGAATACAATACCATGAACGACATTTATTTACACCACGACGATCAACAGATCGGGCCATTCACTGAAGAGAAGATCAGACGCTATCTTGAAGAGGGTAGGATTCAGCCCACGACTCTGGGATGGGTTGAAGGTTCGGATTGGAAGCCCATTGGGGAGATGCTGGTGAATAGTGAGATTGTTATCACCCCTCCCCCACTACCGCAAAGTATTCCAGTTGTCCCCGATATACCACCACAGCAACAAAGCGCGTTGCCACAAGAAAAGAAAAAAATAAATGGTTGTATCATTGCATCTATAGTGGCGGGTTGTGTAGTTGTGTTAGGTATTCTGGGAATTTTCATGATTGGTGGTGCAAATGGTGATTCATCTGGGAAATCTACTTTAGAATTCAAGGGATTTCACCTCGGTATGGAAAGTGATGAAGCGTTACGTTTGATCAATGAATACATGAAGCTACCAAAAGTCACAAGCGAACCAGTTGCACCAAAACAAGTAGGGTTCCTAGGAGCAGACGAAGAAGGATCATATCATATTGTAAAGGTGGAAAATGAAATGTTTATCGCAAAGCCAGATTCTAATCGACCATTCGCTTTACTAGATGCAGAAGGCAAGGTTACGGAGATTCGCGTTTCGACCGAAATAAGGAATATGCTTTTTGATTCAGAAGATTCAACTCTTGACGAATTCATGCAAAATTTTATCGATAATTATGGTGTTCCTGAACTGGAAGGAGAAAATGAGACTATCAATTTCATGGGGAATCCCGTTGGTCATCAACAAGTCTATACACATAGAAGCGATAAAGGATTTGAACTGAAATTTTACGGGGAACGCTCGGCTTATGATCAGCAATTAATGATGGAAATGGGTATGCTTGGAATGACAGGCGAAGCTGGAAGCTTTACTCTCAAGGCAATCCAAACAAAGGATGAACGCTCAGACAAGTTTGACTAATAATATGACAGAAGATATCAACGGTGATTGTATGTTTATGGCTTTACAGATTATTCAAAGCGTTGGGATAGATGGTAAAGCGATACCCCCGATTCTCACCAGACATGAACAGAATCCAGACAATTTCAAGGATGCCTTGGTATTATTCGGAGTTGGTCGCTCACGCATGAATAACGGTAATCACAGATTCCATTGTTGGATTGAGATTGGGGAATACGTCATAGACTATTCCAATGAACAACAGATATTTGTCACGCGAAACGTTTTCAGACGATCCAACAATGTCAGGGTGTCCATGTCTCTTGATTGGACGGGTGTATGTTCCTTACTTTTAGATAAGCTTCCTCCGTCCGAATGGGTGCGACTCTCTCAAGAGGATTTATACCAAGTCGTTCTAAAAAACCAAGAGAAGGTTTCGTCGTGGCAACCGATTGACTTTCTTTCTGCACATCATAACCAACAGAACCCTTTCCAATAAATGAAGAAGCCGAACAAGCCGTCCCATCCAAGCCCTCTCCGGCTTCCAGACGAGGTTCGGCTTGTTCTTGAGGGCTGGATGGACTAGGACGTTGTGTATTATTTTTAGACATGCCTATGTTTATCATAACATCTCAAAATGTCAATTATCAAAGAAAGACACATCAATGTCAAACGCTTTTTCCTCACCATTAATCGTCACTTTCAGATGGGATTGCTCATCCTCCTTGAAAGCTTCAATATACTTGACAATCTCCTTGTTCAGAGAAAGGGGTAGATTTTCCACAATTTTCACACGATCCTTTACGGGAGTATCGGCAAATACAATCTCATTTTCTCCGAATTTTACGGATTTGATGAATTTTACGATTTCAAAAGTGTAGATATTGCCAATGTTCTTACCCGCATCCTTATCCCCATCCTTTTTGAGAATTTCAATGGCATAATTAATAACCTTGTTCTCTTCCTTGAGAGTGGGGGTAGCCAGAACCACATCAACTGCACCATTGATTGTCTTTTCCTTGGGAGATTTGATCTTACGAGTGCTTTGAATATTACTTTCAATACTACCTACCTCTCCATCCAACTTCAAATCATTACCAAGACTTTCTCCCCGAATTTTGAGAATTAGGGGCAGCTTATCCTCAACTTTGAGGGTATCCGATTCAGTATTTTCAATCAGAATATCATTGAGGATTTTCTGGAACTTGAGAACGCCCACTGTTCCATCAGCTACGGTGGCGATGATGTCTTTCTGTTGTTTGAAAGTGAGGGGAGAGCAATCCACTTCCTTTTTAGTAGAAGCTTGCCATCCCTTGAATTTATTTGCCTTGAGTTCCTGAATGCTGTCGAGGAATTGTTGAACGTTGTTTTCCATGAAATATACTTACACCGAAATCATTCTTTTTCAACCCAATTCCGGTGTTTTTTCCGAAGTATTTTCCTGATTGAGCTTATCAACGTAGTAATCAATATCCCGCATGGTGGAATTCAGGAGGATATTGCCGTCTATTTTGGACGACAAGTGATAAATAATATCTCTATAGTAGTCCTCTCCATACGGATGACACAGACCCCGTAGAAGTTCAAGGGGAGCATGTCCCATGAAATTAATATTAATATTTTTCAGGGATGAATTGGTAAAACGAACTGTTTTGGATTCATTTTTGAGAAGGGCATTGATCAGAGTATTGTAGGTAGATGCGGGAAGCTGTTCGATCAAGGCAGATTTATCCCCCACATTGGCAAAATCCAAAACGGATTCCCCATATTTCACCTTTCGGATCGTCTCCGATATGGAGAAAATATCATAATCCTTTTTAAACAGGGGAGGGACATCCAATTCAAATTCCAGATTATCGGTTTTGATGATTAGGGGTTCCTTATCCCAATTTTCCAATTCTTTTATGAAATATGAAAGGGATACCTTCACATTCTTATCTTCCACGGTGAATCCCATGTCATAGGAGACATCACGTTCCCAACATGTTAAAACATTTAAAAATTTTTCGTAAATGTTATCCCCCGAAAAGTTGTTGAGATAATCAATCAGGTAATCATCCCCGTTTTCGGAGATTTCTTTAAGGTTTTTGAATTTGATTTTCACAATTGGCTATAATTTTCACAAGCAAATGTCACGCTCTTAATCGGGTAATCGGTGTTCTCGTAGTCCATAGTGAATCCCTCAACAGCGACAGGGAATGCCCGTTTGAATCTATATCCTTTTCTAAGCACTCCATTATTGGTATATTGTTTCACTGTGATAGTGGACTTGAGATTTACTCCCCGTTCTACCAGACCTTTGATACCAATGGCAATCTGCCAAGGACGAAAATACTCATGCTCCAAATCCTGTCTAGTTTCCAGAAAGTTGATGGAGAAGCTACGTGAGAGGAAATCGGCACGGGAAGTCATGGCATAACCGGGGAGGAAACCACCATAGGAATCTCCTGCCACCATAGGAGTGAAATTGGATGATTCTTGAGGAATTGTAACAGACTGAGCAGGGAGGATGGTGCCGCTCTTTGTCATGGCATTGGGAGCGATCTTGGCTCTCCAGTTCTCTCCTGCATCCGATAGAACACTATTGACCGCCGATTCCGTAACGCCATCTATGGATACCGTCCATAAGACAGGAATGGATAGGCAATATTTAGCATCGCCTGAGAACGCCTGAAGGAAATCGTTGATTTGTGGACCAGCCATATGTTATTATTTAACTGGCTGTTATGATCAGACGTTATTATTCAAGTCCATTATAAAAATGGTATGCGAAAGTGGCACTAAAGTTTAGAACTTCACCAGTTCCATCTGCAATTGAATATCCAATCTCTCCAATATCTCGTAAGGATGCGCCAACAAGTTCAATCGTTTTGATTGTTTCCAATGATCCACCACTTGTAACATTGGTTCCACGTTGGCATGGGATTTGAAGAACATCTAAAGTGATAATCGACTCATATCCCGGCATACATAAATTACCAGTAGTAGTATTATTATCAAATAAAGTTCTACTCGCATTTTCAAGCTTGGTGCGGATGTCAAGGGATTGATCAACGTAAAATTCAACACTCCATCCTTCAGCACCCGGATATGTTGATTTTCCGGGTAAATTGAATGTTTGTCCACTGAAATTGACTTGTTTATTCTCAATATTACGTCCCGGTAGGGATGCACTACGAGCATAAATCAAATCGGTTTCCCCGTTCAAGGATAATCCGGTGATGCTAATTTGTTTAATGCGGAATAGGAAGTCTCTCGCAAATTGTTTTTGCGAGGCCTGATTCATAAAGTCGGTGATTACTGTTGCCATAATATTATTTAGCTATATGATTAGATTTTTCTTTGATATTCAAAAACGAGATTACCACAATCATAGATTTTCTTATATCCATGATCACTCATATTTTCCCATTCCGTTTTACCCTTGTCAAATCTTTCGAGAATTCCTGATAAACGGTGTTTTTGAAAACCACTTCGATGCATCAATTTAATCTTTTTAGGTGCTTCTGGTTTATAATACCAATAATTTGGAGGGGAATGGTGTTTGAAAGAAAATCCCAATTTTTTATACATATCACCATCACTTATTCTGGCATTTGCATAAGTTTTGACATATGCTGGATCATGTGTTTTGATGAAATGATTGAATAATTTACCAGCACCTCCAATAACGGTAGTATTTTTTTTATTACAAAATCTAATCAATTCCATTTGTGGGTTTTTTGTGATGGTTCGTTGTCCGAATGTCATCACTGAAACCAACTCATCATTATAATAAAGTCCATATTTATATTTTGAATTGTCTTTACCCTGTAGGTGGTTTTCGTTTAAAAAATCCACACAAATTTTACTATCAACTGTTCTAATATCACATTTTCTAGCATAATATTTATTTTCAAAAATATTAAATTTAGAAAGAATAATACTTTTAATAATATCCTGTTTTTGTAACCACTCCGTTTCAAAAATATGCAACAATCTTACATTTTTGGATGTTGCTAATTGATTTTTTAAGAATAATGATTTGTCACCAACTATTTCATAGTTATGCCAATAAACACCATCATATTCTATTCCAATGTTATTTTCTTCTGAAAATACATCTATTTCCTTACCATTTAACACCGATCTATCTTTTTTCAAATTTGGAATATATTCATTCAACCAATCAAATAATTCCTGTTCGCGTTTGGATGTTCCGCATTGGGATGAAAATCTCATACTATAACCTTTATCCAAACTGAAAAATACTGGTTTTATATATCCTTTATCTGGAACTGGTTCACCATTGAGTAATAAAAATACCCGATTGCTGAATTTTATATCTGGAAATTCTTCCGTATGTTTAAAGATACTTTTAACCAATATTGGATCATATGAAAAAAAACATTGGTATAAATTTTGTTTCGTTTTATTATCTTTTTCCAAAATTTCTATCTGATTACGAATCTCATCAATGGTTTTTTGTTTATCATGCGATGTGGTTATATTATCCAAAATTTTTAATCGTGCAGACTTTCTAGCTAGTCTATAATTTTGATTGTTATATTTTGAATAGCCTTTTGTAAAACCTAAAAAATTACATTTACTCTTACAATCAACTTCACACACGGGAGCTACTTCCAGATCGTTGATTATCCTATATATCTTTTCTTGAAAATTCTGTGAATCACTTAAAAAATCATCACTTTCGACATAATTAAATGTTTCTGGATATCTAGAAAGAAATTTAACATAGAATCCCCCAAAATTATCAATTGGTAAAAATTCATCCAATATCAATTTTTTAATGTTCTTAAATGATGTTTTTGTTGGTTGGATATTCTTTTTGTCTTTATATAATTGTTTGTAATTTACGGTTTCCAATCTTTTTTTAGTAATTATATCCTGTGTTTCCTTTCCTCTCTTACCCTTACCTCGATAAGTTTCATATTTACCTTTATATGGATTAAATTTAACATCTCTATTTGTCAGAGGGCATTTGGGGATTTCGGTTATATCGTTCAGCCAATTGTGAAGCATTTGTTGAAATGATATACATTCTATATCTTTATTAAAATCAACAATCTCTTGATATATCAAGTTAAAACTTTTTTTAGCTGTTCTTTCACCGAAAGGTGTTCCGTGTGAAATAAATTGTGTTACAAATTCTTTATTGTTCATATCTTTATTAAGCGTGATGAGTCTGTTATTGTATTTAGTATCAGACTAAAGAAAAACGTCAATATTTTATTGACGTTTTTCTGAGATTAAATCAACTCTTCATATTTTCACAAAATTCAAATTTATTGCGACTAAAACACTAAGTAATTGATAGTATGAACTACAAATACAAATTAACAGATAATGATATAGAAATAATTAAGAATAATTATAAGAAAGTTCCAAATGTTGAACTTTTGAAAATGTTGGAGAGTGATTGTTCAAGAGGTATATTAGTATATACCGCAAAAAAATTAGGAATTAGATCAACTAGAGATGCTGTTCTCAAAGAACAAAATATGGAGACATATGAAAAAATGATGAATGCAATTAATATTATAGAGAATAAACAATCCGATTCTTTTGAACATGCTGCGGAATTGGCTGATATCCACCCATCAACATTCTCAAAAAAAATTAAAAAATATCCAAAATTACTTGAAAAGTTCAATAATATACAATGGAACGATGTATTTAATTTATATTGCTCCGAATGTAATGTTAAATTATCTATCGAAAATTATAGAAGAATTAATAATATCACAGCATCTAGGGGTGCCAACAAAAATAGATTTAGACGTTGTGATTGCTGTTATAAACAAAATTTGAAAAAATTAAAAAATACATTGAGGAGAAGAATCGGATTAATGTATTCAGGAGCCAAAACCAGATCAAAACAAAATAATATGGAATTTGATATTACCAAAGATGATATCTCCAAATTGTGGGATACTCAAAGGGGTAAATGTTTTTATACTAATGATAGTATGTCATATACCCCCGGTCATACAAATTTGGTATCAATCGATAGGAAAGATAGTAATTTGGGCTATACTAAAAATAACATCTGCCTCACTTCTTGGGAAGTTAATCAAATGAAAGGTAATATCCCATATGAAAAATTCATTAAAATTTGTGGAAAAATCTCAGATAATATTATATCGTAATATTATCTGAGATTTACATTATAGGATTTCGTCAAAGTTGGCATCACTACGGGTAGCCGTAAAAGTTATCAAAATAAACTCAGCGGTTCTCGTTGGTTTGATCAGAATATCAACCTTCAACTCATTGGTATCAATGACTTGTGGAGTATTATTCCTTTCGTCGCAAACGATCAGATAATCGTAGCAACCACCGTTCTGCTTCGCAACTTCAAAGATTGGAGTGAGAACGTTCACCAAACGAGTGCGAGTGAATTCGTTGTTGGGTTCAAACACGAAGAATTGTGCGGCTTTCTTGGTAGGTCTTTCCAGAGCAAGGAAGAGCCTACGGACATTGATACGATCAAATGCACTTGGTTTGCGGCTCATGGTCTTCTGACCAAAGACAACCACACCTTGGGCGGGGGAGAACATGACAGGGTTGATGTTGATCTTGTAGAACTCATCACGCTGTTTCTGATTCGGATTAATGGCGATGTCAAGGGCATTTGTCACCAGACCACGGGTGAATCCAGCAGGGGCAGACCATGGGAATTCCGCAGCATCACTACGAGCCATGATAGCAGCTTGGTATCCAGAGAATGGAAGCCAAACCTTTTCACCTGTGAAATCATCATAGGCTTGCACCCAGTTTCCATAGGTGGCAGCATAGGAAGTGTTTTCCAATTCGAATTGGTGTCTTATAGCCCAATAAACATCTGTTTGGAAGTTCTTGGTTCTATCAGAAAGAATCTTGGTGTTTCTTCCAGTCACAAGAATGTGACGGATAGGATCAGCGATAAACATACAATCACCACGACCACCAGTATTGCTTGGAAGGTTACAGAAGTTCTCGAATTGGTTGAAGATCGCGCTGTAATTGGCACGAAGATCGGTTGCTACCGTATTGTAGAAAATATCTTGAGATGTTCTCAGGGAGTCCACCTTAGCCTTTATCGCATTGTTATAAAGGGTGTCATCATAATATGCGGTTCCCGCAGCAGATGTCATTGTAAAGATCGTTCCCAGACCGCCTTCAACAACCACATCAATGTCATAGATTTCATCATTCTTGATACTTTCCAGAGCGCGGTTGATCTTGGTTGGAACATTGCCGATGATTTTTTGGGTGATCTTGACAGGATTGTAAACACCCAGAGGATACAGGGCATTTGCGGTTCCAACGGCAGTGGAGAGTCCCGAAAGGACTTGTTGAGTGGTTCCAAGGACAGCAGAGAGTGTAGTATAAGAGGTTGCAAGCAAGCTCTCAGTTACAACACGGATTTTCTTGATGGGATTACCCGAAGAATCCAACGAGGATTCGCGGAACTTGTTGGAGATGAATGGATTGACCATGATTTCCACATTGCGGGAATTGGTATCCTGAGTTTCAAGGAAGAATGGAACGGATGGTCCACCATTTGGGTTGAGTTGTGTGCGGAATGTATCAATGGAACCCACGATACGGTCATCCAATACATAATCCAGTTTGAATGCTTCGGTTGCATATACACTTTTACGGAGCTTGAAGACACCAACGTTAAGAAGGTCATCGTCTTCCCTATCGGCAATGTTGTAGTCGGTAAGGTTCTCCATGACTTGGGAAATACTACCAGTGGCACCTCCAGCGGTAGCGGAGAGATTGAATTGGAGAGTTCCGTTTGGAATTTGCGTATAATCCGAAATCACATCAGCAGTAAGGCTTGTGGTATATGCACGGGTGATTGCATCAAAATTGGATGCTGGATTGAGATTAACGTTATCTGCAATACCAACATAATAACCTTCAAATTGGCTATTGATCGTGGTTTGGGCTTTATCAAGCACAATGATACCAGCACCGCCCATGGCAGAAAGAACAGCAGCCTTTGTAGATACAGATGAAAGAGAAGATGAAAAAGAGGAAAGGGGAGATGCAGTTGCAGACCAATCAAAGAGTGTTCCTTCCATGGCTTGGGCAAATTCCGTTTCCGATAGGGTAATCTGATAGGGTTTTCCGAGGAAATAGGTTCCAGCGGAGAGATCGAGGTTTCTCGTTGTGGTAACTCCGGTGGGGGTTGCGGCAACAACGGGATAAATAAGGGCAGAATGTTGGCTTCCAAATCCATCACCAGAACCGGAACCATAAGGAAGACGGAAAGCGTAGATGCTTGCAGGAGAATTCAAGAGTTCTCTTACAGTGTAATAGAAATAACGTTCTGCGCTATTGGTTGGGGTTCCATAGATTGCTTCCAGTTCGTCTCTGGTGGTAATTTTTAAAACTTCATCACTTGGACCGGATGGTGTATATCCAGCCACAAAGCAATTTGTCCCCACATTCGTCTGTGCGACGAGACTTAAATCTCTCTCAAAAATTTCTACTCCGGGGCTATTAATCGTGCGTTGCATATCATTATTTAGCAATTTACGGCTAAAAATTTCATATTACGCTAAATATCAACCAAATCAACAATCCTATCAGGGGAAATAGGCTCTTTCACAATGATTTCATAATCCACCTCATGATTTTCCTTGATCTTCAAACCAGAGATATCCAATACCAAAACAATCTCTTGATATTCCTTATCGTTATCTTCTTCCCATTCCTCGATACGCTCTCCAAGCCAATTCATCATTGCGTTTTCAAGGTCATCCATAGAAGGAAAGCAGTAAATACCCACTTCATCCCCATCTTCCCCATAATCTTTCGGTATTTTGGGAATTAATCCATTTTTACGAATCTTAGAAAGATAGCGTTTACTTGTCACATGATAAACAAGTTTTTTATCCATGTTTTCGTAGAGTAATCCTAATTTTGAATAGTCGTTCATTTTTTATTTTCTCGATAATATTTAATCAACTCTAATGAATTCATATCTCTTATTGTAATGGTCGTATTTAAAGGATATGAATGTTTTGAATAATTGGGTATTCTGTCTAATAAATAGACAGACATCTTTCTAATCTTTTTAATAGATTCTTCGCATATTTTAGTTCTCTTGACGCATTCATTGTTAGAATAAAATAACATTTCATCAATTTTTCCACACGGGGTCACAGCCTTGAATAAAAACGGGGAATATCTCAATTTTGGTGGGTTGTATGATTCTATTTCAAAATCATCTTCATTATAAATCAAAACATCACCTAAATTAAAAATAGATTTTTCATTACTTTTATTCAAATATGTCACAATTTTAGATTCTGTTAATTTTTGACGCATACCTGATTTACTATTCTCGTAGAAATCTCTCTGCGTTCTAAACAATATCTTTTCAACACTACCATCATTTCTATAGATAGTTACTGTAAATGGTTTTGGTGGTTGACCAATAGGTGTCAACCCACCTTTAGCTTTTTGTCTTTCTATTTGTTTTTTTCTATGATTAGATAAAATCTCCTCTCTAATTTTAAGCTCTTCTGGTGATATCTCATCTCTATTGTTTTCATACTTAAAATAAATTTCAGTCCCCTCTTTAAAGGTATGTTTCGTGTTGCTCATCACTCTCTGTATTTTTTTATGTTTTTTGACACACAACCACCTCAAGTCAGCTTTACAGAGATTTAAATCTTTGATACACTCATCTTGAGTTCTGTATCTTTTTTGGTATTCTTCTTTATTGGGTTCTTTAATTGTTAAAGTAAAAGGTTTTGGGGGGACTGATGGTGGTAAATCAAACCCACATATCTCTTTAACGGTTTTACCTTTGTTTGGATTAACCCATCCCGGTTTAACATCTGACATCTTTTTTCCTTTCATACTACTACTTTGTCTTATTGATCCAACTGCTGCGTTTTTATGATTATAGAAATTTGGATTATTTTTAACATCATAAAATTTTAAATATCTTTCTTCCATATCATATAAATGCTGTCTATCATCAACATAACAATATTCCAAGATTCTCTTTTTACAAGTGTCTCTTCGTTTTTTAATGATTCTCTTCATTATTTTATTGCCACACTTATATTTCAACGCTTGTGATTGATTTCCTCCATGTGATCCAACGTAATATTTATCACGCTCCAAATCACACCACATATACACAAACCCATAACACTCATTATAATTGTCCATATACTTATTTAGTATATTCCAACTATTATTTTGATGAACTAGATTAAAATGAGTTAGACTAGGGTTTGATTAAAGCGATCACAACCTAAAAGCTCAATATGCATTTGGGAAAATACGAATGTGAAACCACTTTCTATTTCCATATCTCCGTCAGAATTTTGGGAAAATTCTAAGGAATCTACGCTGGTTATGAATGCCTTTGTGTATTTAAAACTAACGACTTTATTATCATACTCATCCAACCCATACATCGTTAAATCCGTCTGATAATCGGAAAAATTACCATCCACTATGATACCTTTTTCGTTAAATTGACCAGTTTTTTGGTCGTGTTGCAGATTCAACCATTGGTAAATTGCCCAATAATTATTATATCCGCTATCCACCTTGAATTTGACGTTCACGGGAGGATATGGGTCTTTGCTATGGCTGGACACGTAAAGCGTATCTCCCGCATATCGAGTGGCAACCGCTTTGATCGTCAATCCCGGAACCATCGTCCCATAGATACTGAATTGCACACTATCGGGAATGATGGTGTTGTCATTCCTCGTATAATTGGATTGGATTCTCTTTAGAATCGGGGGCAAATCGAAAACGAGAAGGAATTTATCCTTCCGTGATCGGTTAAGCCATGATTGCTGTATAGGTGTTGCCATACTACTATTTAATTTATATTACAAGAAGTATTATTCATTATCATATCTTCCACACTATTTCCCCATATTTCAGAAATGTTTATTATTTCACTCTCATAACATTCTTCTGGTGATAAATTATATAAATCAGCCTCATTTCCATCTTCATCAACTTGCCCCCACGATTTAAAAATTTCTAAATCTTCTACCTCACCCTCGATATCATAAAGAGAACCATCAACCATCAACCCAACATGACCCAACCAATATTCACCCAACTCCCATATTTGAGAATTAATAGCTGCATAATATTCTCCAATATTTCCCAAATAATTATTCAATTTTATTGCAAATAATCCACAATCCCCCCCCATTCCAGACCCATCATATTTTTCTATGAAATCTATAATTTTATTGTGAATATTTTCACTAGTCTTTTCGAAAATAAAATTTTCATATAATGTTTGTATATTATTAATATCTGATTCCATCATCAAGAATACTTAATGGAAAGTAATCTTTCAATAAGATATAGAATGGTTCATAGAAATAAACATTATCAGGAGGATATTCAACTGCCCACATTTCCACCATCTCATCTACGGAATATCCATTATATCCCAACTTCGCATCCTGCGCGACATAGAATTTCCACTTTGGATTATTCTCCGCAAATCGGTAAAACCTTTGGATATTTTGTTTTAATTGTTTTTTTGGTATGGATCGTTTGGCTCCCGCTTTCGTGACGGATGGGATTGCATATGATTTACCCTCTCGCCCTTCTTGGATACCTTCAGCACAACCCTTCACATTCCATCGACCTTTCCACCCATTCTCTTTTAAATGGTAATCGTATTTTCTCCAAACGTTACCAATTTCTCCAAAAGATGCATATCCCGCTGATCCAGCACCACTAAACCCTTGTTCGTTGCTGGTAAAAACAAACACTTCATCATCTTTTAGATCGGTGATGTAATTTTCATAACATTTCACACTTTCACGTTAGCATGAAAACACCTCAAATCAACCGAAATATTT